TAGTTGTTTCGGGGTTCCCGAATTCATGGGTTTTAACCAAGGTGGTCTCAGGTTCGCCCTGGATCTTAAAGCGTGGTGTATACACCATCGCCTTGCTCTGAAGTCGCCATCCCACTGGTCAGCCTTCCGGTTTGGAACTCATCTGAGGCCCATACTACCCATGGTCGCTCCTGAGTAGTACACCAAAGCGGTTGAAGAGGTTGGGTTTGCCCAATGCCTCATTGTGTCCTACTGTGACTCATGACGCGCGTCGATTTGGAAAGACGCGACATCTCTGCGGAGTTTGTTAAAATGTTAGTCATGATACAGATGGTCTCTAATGGAATTCGATTAGGGTAAGCCTGCAAGATCCGGCGAAGCCGAGGAAGACCCAACTTCAAACACGATGGTTTGATGATCACCGGTGTGCATTCTGAAGACTGATACTATGTATTGACCTTCCGGTCGCTCTCAGATACCACCAGTTAGATCTGGACATGTTCGTGAACCCCAGGGGCGATCTACCGATGCTCCCCTGGCCGTGGTTGAACTTCTTCAACCCCCCGCCGTGGCCGGCACTTCTACCGCCCGCCTGGACAGCTGCCTATGGCCTCCAGGGTCCGATCCGAGCAAAGCATAGGAAGGTTAATGAGGGTTTCGGTGGGTGAAGGAGGTCGCAAATGGGGTTCCACGAGTGGTTAATCTCGCGACTGAATTCATTCGGGTACATGCTGCGTTTAGCCAGCGTAGTGATTGTGGACTATACCGGTACCGGGCCCGGGTCGTTATGTTCACAAGATTAATGGCACTATACCACCTTAAAGGAACTGTGCCCACTGAAAGAAACTGACCAGAGCGGATAATACATCCACTTTCCGAATGACCAGAGGATAGTTTTTCCAGAGAAGGCCGGCGGACGGGTCTGGAGTTAAAATCCCGGACTTTAATACCGAGTAACCCGTGGGTACGGGCTAACTTCACGCATAGTATTCGTAGCCAGAAAAACCAACTGAGATTAGGTTGGCGGAGTAAGGGAACCGTACGATACCCCGCGATATAAAGCGCATGCCACATTTATGTGGGTTGGGGAGACCCATCGAACATGCCGCTCGGCAATCGATCGACCGCTGTAGATCCTGAATTGGCTACATGTCGGCTTTTAATGAGTGGGGACTCTGCTATGGATGGGGACTAGAGCCTCTAAGGGTACGAATGCCTTGTGGACTCCTGAAGCGGGAGGAATTATACCCATGTAGAATTATTCGGGGTTGCGACCCGGCCGTGGATGGCAGCTTATGCCAGATTCTTCTTAGGGGAAAGTTCCGACTTAATTGGATCACATCGTACAATCGTAGCGCCCTAAGACGGCGCCACCTTAGACTGCAAAAGTTACCTGTCAATCTCGAGATAGGGGCAAAATCCTTCCGGGATGCGGGAAAAACAAACCAAAACGAACTGGGAATTTCAGGATTGTAGGCATTGTCGTGATGGAGGTGATAAGCGCTGCGGCTCGCCTTGTGCGAACCGTTATGAGTGGTTTCCCACCAATGCTATTCAGGAGCGTACCTAACTGGACGCAGCCGCCTCACAAAAGGGAGGGGTGGCCCCTTGGAGCACGGGCGGAAGGATCACAGGATGATCTGGAAGGGTGTTCCGACAACCTATAGGGCGAGCCTGCCTTTTAAACAGGCTACTAAACACATGAATAACCAGGGGGCCTGTGTGGCATCACCCGAGACGGGGGCTATGGGTGCCCCAGTCGAGTTTGGGACTGGCCAGTGCCAGGCGAAGTTTGATTTCACTCACCCCCTGCAACCCGAGGGGTATTGTTGGGTGGTTGGATTCGCGCCGGGGACGCGTCCTCAATTAGGAGCATGGCCTACAAGAGAGGCATTAGAATTCTTCGGGATCAGTGATCTACCGGTCCGCGAAGTCGCCCCGGGGTACTTGCACTACCACCCCGGATCGCAAGAGTCACTTAGTGACTTTTCACCAGAACACAGGTTGGGGGGAAAGGGAAAGTCGGCCAACCGCGCAGGACCGCACGGGAACATCACCGAGCGGAAGCATGCGGAGCTCAAGGGCCGGCGAGAGAAAATTGGGGCGCGGGGAAGCGCCACGTTTAGCGGAAAAGCCGCAAAGTACAAAAAGAAAAGACGGGGGCATTCAACTGTCCAGGTTCGTGAGCGCCAGTCAATTAAGGCGCAAAGTTTCATTAAGCCAGAGCGGCCGATCGTACGGGTCGTGCCCGCTCAGGCGCAACAAGACCGGGTCTGCGAAATACAGGCCAAATACCTCAAACTCACTGAGCTACGTCTCCGGAAGACGATGACTCGTGAGGATGCCAAGTCTTGGGCTAGGTCCCAAGTTGATCTGGAACGGAAAGGCCTTGGCCAACAAACCAAGGAGATAAAACGCGCTGCCATTGCGCATCAGAAAAGCCTCCAACGGATGGAGAAGAAAAAACAGTTTAAAAATCAAGAGCAACCGGCTCCCTCCGGCCTCATTTTCCATTGCCTGAGCAGGGCTGCCTGCCAGGTTGAAGAGCAACCCCGGATCAAGCCGGTTACGTGTGTGTTGGCCAGACCGGTGGTGAAACCGGCGATGATGCGTGCGGCCCCGGTGAGGTATGGGCCTTTCAGTTGCGATGGTGGCACCCGTGTTGCACATGGTCCACAAAAGTGGGGCCCAAATCCCCCGACTAAACAACAGCGCCTAGTGGATGGCGGATATATGTCCCTCGTAGGCTGCGCCTATGAGGAGGAAAAAAATAATAAAAACATTAATAAAACCCAGGTTGACAATAGGGCTCGCTCGATCCAGTCTCGGAAGGATCGCGCCCAATGGTCGACCATTTGGGTTAATGAATATAATGACACTAGGGCCGTATACCAGGGTCCTGGTGACAAAGAGTTCCACTCGCGCCTGGTGACGTTGCAGGCGAAACTGAAGTCCCTCGGATACACATTCCAGAGGGCCCGCGATTCTACTTTCGCGGATATTGAAACGAATCCCGGCCCTGGTTATAAGCCTAAATGTACGCGGTGTAATTTTAAGGTCAATCCAATGGGCAATTGTAGGAACCAGCATGGTGTCAAACACCAGTTTTCTCCTCTTGTCCACCAATTGATCCGGGACGCGTACCCAGCTTGGACCGCCGAAGAGACCACCACTGCGTCTATAAACCCTGGTCCTATCATGCACTTGGGAGGCAAGTGCACTTCGAGTAAGCCCGCAAGATCCGGCAAAGCCGGGGAAGGCTCGTCGTATATTGGTAATGCCACATTGAACCGAAAGGGTAATGTGGTCGGTGGTCGGGCGTTCACCGCCATCAGGATGTGTGATACGTGTGGTAAAACAAACCAATGCGACTGCGAAGAAGAGGAGGAGGATCTTGAAGACTTGGACTCTAGTCCGATGCCTGACGGCTGCTCTCAATCCGATTCCTTGGAAGATGCGTACGCAAGGATGTTCACGTGTGACACTTGTGGATCTTACCCCTGTATCACCAGGGATGCCTGTGAAGCCCAACGGGAGAAGCGGCGAACAGAAGAACAAAAGACCTGGCGTTTACAAGCCAAAATAGCCAGGCAAAATTTAATCCGATACCACCTCTTAGAGTATTGTGGGGTGATCCGTAATCGTGACACTAGTGCCGCGTTAAAACGAGAAATCACTCGACGAGTCGAGAGGAAGCGTGTCATCCGCCAGCTATCCATTTTGGAATTTTACGGTCACCATGTGACACTACCTTTCAAAGTGGAAGAGGTTCAAATGGTCAAACTTTCCCGGCGGGGTATAAATCACAACTTTGGGAAAATTGACCAACATACAGGTGAGGCAGATGAAAGGAAATACACTCCATGGGCGGACTATCACAGTCTCATGGGACTTTACCCGAAAATGAATATTGAGGAGGAATTTGACGCGCTTTTTAGCATTCAAAAGTGCGGAGCCACCATTGCTGTAACTAAAGAAGAACAGCTAGCTCAGCGTAACCCTCAACATAAATTCACGGGATTATATTATCTTAACAAGGACATACTCAAGATAATTACACCTTTCATCGGTCATCATGCCGCTCCGGTTGTAGAAGTACAGGCACCAGCTGCAGCCGGCAAATCATTCTTTATACAGTCAAATGTCATTGACAGTGACTTGATAGTGGTGCCAACATATGACCAAGCCAAATTGCACCAGTCTAAACTTGACGCCAAGAGTTCGCCGGCCGTCGTCCTGACGCCGGAGGTCTTTTACAAGACCGTAGTCAAAGATAGACGGCAATTTGCC